TAGCCCAATAAGGTGCTCTTTGTGTTGGAGGTATTGTTACTTGTATAGAATTCTTTGTACTTGAGTTAGCACAAGGGATAGATACAGTATTATTAGGACTAACCAATGCGGTTGAAGCCCTATTGTATTCATCCATATAAACTATACCAATCTCATACCCCCTATTACTATGAAGGCTTCTTGGAGAATTTATTTTTTGATAAGTTACCTCAGCAAATGCTACAGAATAGTATTCATATACATTAAATGTAGGTGTCGATGTATCATCAACGTACCTCATTGCTATAAATTGTAAACCTATAAGTTGACTTCCGGGCGTAGTAAGTACAGTTATAGGTTGACCACCTGCACTAACACCACTTGAGAATTTAGTTAATGCATTCAAGTTCATTGGCAATGCATCATTCAGTTGGTCTGTAAAAGTAGCTCCACCCGGAGTGAATGGATAGACAGGATTGATATTTACAGAAGTACCGACAGCATCTTGAAATTCAACACTTGTAGCTAAATCATATACCGAAGTATAATCTCTATTTAATATAAAAGAAAATGTAATGTTTATATTTTCGCTTATTTCAGTAGGGAATGGGGTATCTCCCGTAAACTCTTCGTGATTTAATCTTACTTCAGCACTAATAGAAGAACCTGCAATTAATTCTTTATCTGTTAAATCAAAATACAATACTGCATTTGGTATTGACTGAGGTCCATTAATATTATAAATACCCGTATCAGTAGTATCAACAAGCTGTGTTGTATCTACTAACTCTGTAATTAAATCTGTAGAATATTCAAACCTAACAGGTTGTCCAAACTCATCAACTAAATCATACCCCTCAACATAATTACCATACATAAGCCTATTGCCCATAATTGTCTGAGACTTAGCAAATAAAGGAACATTATCATACAATCTGAGTATCTCAGATTCGGGCAATATTGTAAATATTTTACTATTGGTAAATACGTAGGTATATTCAGTATTATCAGAAAGACCAAGTGTAGACTTATCAAGCTTCTCAATAACCCTTATTGTATTATTCTGTGCCTCTTTAAATAGAAGGTCAATACCTACTACAAGAGGACCTCCTGAGTTATAAGTAATTATAACTGAATTAGCAAGATTTACCATACCCTCATTAAGAAAACTGTTAATGCTAAAATCAAATGGATTTGGTAAAAATGCAGGAGCAGAAAACTGAGAAGTTGCAGAGTATTCATTGTCTTGGTACCTATATCTGTAGGCAAAACAAATATACCGTGTCTCCATAAAATTTTCTTGACCTCCCGTAACTATAGGCTGTATAGCAGGAGATTCTATAGGAGGTTGTTTTATAACGAGCAAAGACTCACCTATAAATTGGTCTATATTTAAAATTGGATTAGGGTAGTTCCTTTTTATATTTATAAATCTTGGAGCGTTATAATCATCTGTAAAAAACAAAAGATTTTCGACAAGGTCAACACCTGTTATAAGATATGTCTCATTAAAATTTAGGGTTGTATTTACACCATCTCCATCATCAATGCTAATAATATGATATGTCAATATGTTTGTATACACATTAAATGATACTATCATATCAAGTTTGCCCGTAGCACCTACAGGGAAATCTTTGTCGTGTATAAACCAATATATTGACTCACGTGCACTATCCTCTAAAGCACCTATGCACCTTGCACTCCCACTAAGAGGTGTTCCGTCTATATAACTTATTGCGGTAAGAGGAAGATTGCCTTTTGAGTTTTCTATAACGCCAATTTCAGCGTTCTCAGTAGAACCCATCCTTACGTTCATAGCGTCAATATACTCTCCATTTGGAACAAGGCGTTGGTCAACAACCTTATTCATCCTACCTGCGATAAAATTCCTTGTAATATTTGCCATATTATTTAAGCCACTTGTCCATACCACGTAGATTCATCAAGAGTCTACCCGGATGTATGTTACTAATTCTTATTTTAGCATTCCTAAGCAAAGCACCTCTTTCCTTTCTTGCACGATTTATCACGTATTCTTGGACACCTAACTTTGAATTAAGTATTTCATATCGTATATATGCGTATATATACGACTCAAATAACTTGTTTACAGATACAGTTGAATCATTGCCATTCTCCATACCATCTGATATATACTCAAGTATTACAGATTGGTTATACATATCTGAGTTAAAATTAATAACACCCGCTTTTTTATCTATATTAAATGTTGGGTTTCTATTTGCAGTCTCTGTATTAAGACCGTATCTTTCTCCGAGGCTATAATCAAAATACCAAGCCCCATCTACATTCCATCCATACTGCCCGTTATATTTACCTTGAGGATTTAAGTATATACTTTTTTTAGTACCCCTAAGCCTATCATAATCAATTTCTGAAAATTCAGGTTGAAGAACATTCCCCTGTTCGTCAAAAAGTATACTCCCCTGTTGGTCTTGAAGGTATGCATTTGAAGAAAGAACTTGAATATTCTCAGTTAATGGTCTAAGTACCCCATCTTTATACAAATTTACTCTTACCCAATTGACAAAATCTGATGGTAAAATATATCTAAGACCATCATCAACAGTAAGCTCTAATACTTTTATTTCTTTAAATGCATCGTAATTCAATTCTTGTATCGCACGTTTTGCGTGAAACAATATCTTGTAACGCTCCTCATTATTTACTAACGAGTGGTTACCTGAATACATCAATAAGAAATTATTGACTACATCATACAGGCTAACATATTGATAAGAACCCCAATTTTTATTTTCGGGATTTACTCCACCATTTTCGTAATATTGATACTGAGAAATATATGCCATTACTTATAGTTATTGCTATTTAAAATTTGGTTGTTGCTGCTGTTGCTCTTGAGACAGTCCAAATTGAACAACTTCTCCCTCACGAATAGATAATCCTGAATATTGTAAAATCTTAATTACTAATTTATATTCATCTTCTAATGGAACCTCAAAGTCTTGATAATCAAGTTGTGATTGGTCAAAAGCAGGCTCACCATTAAAAAGTGTGACGTATGTCCATTTAGGGTCTTTTGGAAACCTAAAATACTGTGCATCAACTTCGTTTGGTAGATTAATGGTATCAGGGTACACTGTCATTATACCACCCTCTTGAATATATGCAGGATATGTTTCTGTTGGGGCTGTAAGTAGTGAGCTGTTTAACATAGTAATTTTACTATGATTTACCTTTTCAGCTTCTCCTTTTAAAACTCTTGTCATTCCTGACGCATCATAACACAATACCTTATTAATCATATAATAATCGTATCCTGTTGTTATCAAAGAAGGCAAGTAATATCTATTTGTACCTGCAGAAACCTGAGACAATGATGATGTTTGTGAAAATGTCTCAATAGCTTCTGCAATAACTTTTCCTAAATCTGCGTATGACGTTCCCGACATACGAGCATTTTCCATATTTATAATCTTATTATATTGCGAAAAGAATTCTTCAAATACTTCTATCTGTGCTTGTTTTGCATACAAATTAAAATCAGATGGAGATATATATCCATAGTTATTTTTATTCAAAACAGACAAAACGGTATTTCTAACTGAGTTAATCATCTGTGCACTTTTTACAAAGATAAATAAAAAAAAGGAGGGTACAGAAGTACCCCCCAAGGACTTTAAATAAAACTATAATACCCTATATATAGCCTAAGAAATACTGTTTTCAAGCATTTTAAGGGCATCTATACCTTCGTCAGACCTCAAGAAATTAGCTACTGAAAAGTATGGGTCTTCCCCAAAAGGAACAGTAAGCATCTTCTTCTTGTTTGATGTGGTATTAAACCAAACCTCTTTACGCCCATTCCTAAAAGACAATAACTTGGTCTCAAAGAATACGTGGACATTTGACTGAACTTTAAGCATTGGGTCATTTATCATATTAATAAACCCTTTAGGGTCTTTTTTAGCATAAATGAGAACGTCTCTTTTCAACTCAGCAGTAGTATACCTTGATGGGTCTTTACCAAATAGAACCCTTGATACAGTCTCAAGTTGTTCTATACTAAGCTGACGAGCTTCAACCAATGCATCCACTTCAGCACTTAAGTTTTCTACTTCTTTTGCAGCATCTTTTTCATAATCAACCTCAATGAATGCTCTTCCATTTAGAGGATGATAGTAAAGAAACTGCTGTAGGACAGGGTTTGTTCTTGAAACCCGAAGGAATCCATTTTCAAATATAATAGGCTCTACGATAAAATTACCATCTTGCTCATCCTCAAAGGGGGTCTTTTGATTTATAGCATATCTAAGAGCTCTATTAACATTGTTCTCTTCATCAAACCACAGAAGAGGGTATCTTTTATTATTTCTTGATGGCAAAGTGTAGGACAATGGAGCTGAGTCTCCTTTAAGCTTGTATATCTTGTCTGTTGACGTAAAATTCTTTTTCATTTAATATAATTTAATTTAATTAAAAATAAGGAGAGTGTCCTTGAAGACACTCCCCTTTTTATTATTGCTTCGGATTAAGCTCCATAACGGAACAATACGAAGTTGTTTGCACCAAGGGTACATACGCAACGCTCAGAAAGGAAGTTGACTTCCATTGCATCGAGGTCGCTTGTTTGAGCACCACCGGCAGAACCTGTAATCCAAGTCTTATACCTTCTGTCTTCTGTTTCAGAAGCACGGTAACGGACGTGAAGGAATGGTCTCTTAGCATTTTTGCCAAGGATTTGGTCGTACACGGTAGTTGAACCGGCAGGAACCAAAAGACCTGTTACAGTACCTGAAGCACCTACACCTGTTGGAAGACCACCACGCATAGTTGGGTCATTTAGATACTTCCAATCAGACTTGTAGAAATCATAACCTCTGCGGAATCCTGTGAATCCAAGGTTAAGAGCCATATCCTTGTCATTTTGGAACAATCCATAAGATGTACCATTTGCACCATAGCTGTTCTGAGAAGCAAGCATATCGTCAATGTCAAAACTAAATGCACGATTAACGAAGATTACGTTCTCTTCAATAGAACCTTGCTTGTCAAGACGAGAGATGATAGCATCGAAATCAACCAACGTGGTTGGGTTTCCACCGCCCCATACGTTACCACGGTCATTAACAACGTAGAAGATACCTTCTGAACCTTTGTTACCGTAGATTGGGTTGATGCCTGCATTAGCAGCACCTGAACCTGATTCAGCAGGAACAGCTTCAATCATTGCAGTCTCAAGATAGTCCTCAAAACGAAGACGAGTTTCGTGCTCACTCTTTAGATACCAAAGGTATCCTGTAGCACCATTCTCAGTTGTAATCTCTACCCATCCAATTTGAGCCATATCAGAACCGCTTACAGCGTATTTGTCCTTGATGATGATTGGAGAGTTGTCGAAGAATTCGTCTTGAGCCTCAAGAGACCCAATCATTCCTACAGTTCCTTTTTTAAATTCAGAACCATAAATCCAAACTGAAACAGTATCTGTGATAGCAAAAGCTTGACCGCCTGCTTCGTAGTAGGCAACATCAAACTCATTAGCTGCTACGTCTACTGCTGTTACAATACCTTTATTAGAGATACCTGTAGCATTGTCAGAGATGTAAACAGTCTGTCCTGCACGGATAGCAATAGCTGTAACGCCTGCATCAGATACAGTGATTGTAGCTGAATCAGCAGCAGCAGCAGCAGATGTAGCACAATCTACATATTTGGTGTGAAGACGACCTTGCTCTGCCCACTTAATCATGTCAGAGTTAGAAGGCATTTCAGCACCTACCATACGAAGGAAAGATGCTACAGTACGATTACCATAACGCTCAAATTCTTTCTCATAAGTATCAGGAAGATACTGATTCAAGAAGTTGAAGTTGGTAATATAGTTAGTGGACAATGGGACCTGCTCCGCACTTGGCTGAAGCTGATAACCCGGACTTGGTAAAACTGCCATTTTTTTTGTTTTTTAAATTGTTAAACTTTCTTAATACTACGGATTTGCAAGCCTCGTCCTGAGTCTTGATTTACCGCTTTTATTTGCATTCCTCCTTTATTAATAACTTCAGGCGTTTTACGTTCAGACATATTTATGTTTTTTGTCTTACGCATTACGTCCTCGGTTGCATCTGACAGTCCTTGTTCATAAAAGAACTTGGCAAACTTTTCAGGATTCATTGCGATTGACAAAGACTTATGGTATCCTGTTGCATCTTTTATTAGACCACTATCATCCAAAAACTTATTAATAAAGTTCATTGGATTTGACTGTGCTCTTTTAAGTTCAGCAGCATCACCGGGAGTAAAAGAAATCTTCTTGTCGTTAATGTTGAACTCAAAACCTTTAAAATCTTTACTAAAGACTTCTTCGGACTTTTGGTCAAACCACTTACGCTTTCGGTCATTTTCCTCCTGCATGGTCTTTGCCTGTTGAGTATATTGCTTATAAGCATCAAATTCTTCTTTCTCTTCTTGAGAAACCCCTAACCCACTTGACTCAAGAGGTAGTTTGTATTTCTCCTTCTGTTCAGTAAAGAACCTTTTGGCTTCAGCAACAACTTTCTTTTTTGCTATTTTAACCTTTTTGATTTTTGATTCATCATCAAGGTCTTCATCAAATCTATAGTCGTCCATCAAAGAATCAATGTCTTCTTCATCAAGACCGATTTGAGTCATAGCAAGATATTCTTTAACAAGGTTATCAGGGTCCATAGCTTCAAAGTCCTTCTTCAACTTGATGAAGTCCTCGAATCCACGACCTGTATCCTTTTTATATTTCATATAAGCAGCTACATCTTCAGGAAGAGCCTCGTTCTCCTGACGTTCAGCCATCAATTCATCAAATGAATTAATTTGCTTATTATATCTTTTCCCAATATATGAAAGAACTTTCTCCTCACTTAACTCATCTTCCACAGATTCCTGTACAGTTTCTTGTACAACTTCTTGTACAGCTTCTTGTACATTATTAATCTCTTCTTCGTGTCTTTGAAGCAAGTCTTTTTCTACTTCTTGTACACTTTTAGGTTCAATTGTTTCAATTGCTCTTACTTTCATTTCCATTTAATTAAATTTAATTTGTTACAAATTTATATAAAAAATAACTAATTTTTATCGTGGCTCAAACTCAGCCATATCAAAACCATCTAAACTATCTTCATTAGATTCAAATCTTAGAGGTGGTAAATTATTTTTTCTTTGATTTATTAACTTAGATTGCTCACTATTTTGTTGACTAATACGCTTAGATTTTGATTTTTCCTTTACATCATCTCTTGCATTCATAGCAGATTGCTCTATTCCTGCAAGTTGCATATTATAGTTGAACTCTTCGCCCATCAACATTTTCTTAAACTCAGCCTCATTTTTCATTTTCTCAATATCAAATGCTGCTTCAGCTTGCTTAATCTGCATTTTAGCTTGAGTCTCTGCTTGTATCTTTTGCATAGCTACTTGACCTGCCAACTCCTGAGACTTTAATTGCTGCTGAGAAATCATAGCTTGTTGCTGCATTGCCATCTTTTCTTCTCTATCTTGCTTCTTAATACGCTTCATTTTAAGAAGTTGATTAGCAAGTTTAAGATTCTTAATCTCACGAATGTCAATTGCGTCCTCAAGATTAATGTCCCCTTTAGACAAAGCCATTTGTATATTGGCTTCAAGTTGAGCCTTTTGCTCTTCGTCAGGAGAAATCTCTATGAATATACCGAAGTCATATATATATAAATCACTAATATCATTAAGTATAGATACATTGTATTTACCAATCTTATTAACAAAGTCATCTTTAAAGTCAGCGTATTCTAATATATCTCCAACTCTATAAGTCAAAGCCTCAGCTAATGACCTGTATATGTAAAGACCTCCCTCAAGAATATGTCGGGTAGCTGTATTTGAATTTAATGCTGCAAGCTTTTGAACACCAACTAAAGAGTTAGGGTCAGGCGTAGAGCCATCCCTTGCTTCATTAAGACCCGTTACGGACCTAATCATATCCATATAATGATTATAGTTGGCTATAAGCATTTGAGTCTTGCTTGCCCCTGAATTTGATGTAAGTTGAGTTATTGGTACACGAGCATTGTTAAACTCTCCATCTTGAGTATAACTACGTCCAATTACACTACCTGTTTGAAAATAAAGACGCAAAGCATCTTCAGGATTATATGCATTGCCCGTACCCAAGTCAACCTCATTAAGACCATCGGCATCAATAAATACACCATCAGGGACAGTACGAGCAATAACTTGTTGTAGCTTTAAGTGGGTCAGTTGAATCAAATCAGCAAAAGGAATCATCCTTCTAACCAATGATTCAATAACACCTTTGTACATACGTGGTGCTACAGCAACATAATTTGGCAATGCGTGCTGAGATGTTGACTTTGGTCTAACCATATTCTCAGCCATCTCCCACTTAAGAATGATGTTTGTACCCATAACCATAATACCATCATACCATACATCAATAGTCTTTTCTATTTTCTCAAACTTACCCTCTTCCATCATTTCGACAGGAGGGTTAAAGGTGTCATCCTTTTCAATTACACGAGTATTGCCATTTTCAAGAATCTTTTTCTTATAGACCATTTTCTTGGTGGTCTTGTAGTTGAAGTACAACAATGTACAAGTATCTCTATAGAACAAACTGTTTTCATAGAAACGAGCTACGTTATAATAGTTGTACCAACTTTGACTATACATTGATATTTCTTCCAATTGCTCACGTGTAAGAGTTGGGTCAATCTTCATTAACTCAGTTACGGGCAAAGTCTTTATCTCTCCCCAATAAAAACAATCAGTAAAGAATGGGTCTTCTGTATAGCTATATACTATATTAGCAGGGTCTACGTATGAAACCTGAACTCCTGCTCCGGGAAGAAATTCGTGTTTAGCAACACCTATACCAATTACTGTTAAATCGTAATCAATTCTCTTTCGTGTATCTTGATAGTGATTCTCGTCAAATATTGTGTTAATAGCTTCCTCTTCAGCAATCTCTATTGCAGGCTTGTAATTCAACTGCATATATAACGACAACTCCTCGTCTGTCTGAGGAAGCTCTTCAGGGTCCATCATAAATGGGTTAACTCCTGTAGATTCTTGTATAGTACTAAGAACATCTTTAGCAGCCATCTGTCCCTCAACCATATCCTGATACTTACTTCTTTTAGACTGAGACATTGCATCTTGTGCATAAGCCTTAACCTTAAAAAGTCTATCAGACATGCCATTAACAACTACATCAACAAACTTTGGTAGAATAGGCACTGGAGTCCAATCTAAGTTTAGATAAGACAGGTCGCCATCTACAGCAAGTTCGTTCTTATATTTCTCTACAGACTGTTCACCTCTTGCATATAAACGCAATCTGTTAAAATCTCTCCATTGACTGTAATATCTGCATTGATTACCATCTTTCCTAAACTATTCATATTGTATGGCTT